AGTACCACTGGTGCGGCACGAGCGTGACCCGTCCAGAGTCGCCGCACCATTGACACGGCCGGAAGTGTCCGCCGTAGCAATTCGGGCAAGGTTCCGTCTCGCTCATTTTTTCGCTCCCGATGCAGCCTTCTGCTCGGCCGCTTTGATCTGCGGCCCGAGATCTGAGAAGAACGGGAAGCCGCCGAAGTTGATGCCGTTGTTAAACCGCGCAACGCAGTCCCCGAGGCTGCCGCTGTAGCCAGGGTAGAGATCCACGATCGCGCCGAGGACCGCGCCGAGGACCGGTCGATCGAGCGTGAAACGCTGGCCGCCGGAGATCGGCATCGAGTGCAGGATCGAGCGCCCTTCATACGTCGCGGCCGCGCCGGTCTCGAGCTCGCCGCCGGCGAAGTATTGCGCCGCCTGCGCGGGCCCGGTGACGTCGAGCTGGAAGCCGTTCTTCGCGCTGATCGTCGCAGTGACTTTGAAGTCCGCGCGATCGAGCTGCGTCGGCTCAGAGAACTGGATGTGATTGTCGCTGCGCTGGTACTGGAAGCGCGGGAACTTTCCCGAGATGATGCGGCCGAGATCGACCGTCGCTTTCCAGTCGTCGCCGATCATCTGCGGCTCGCGCACGATGCCGCTGAAGAGGATCTCGTACGAGCCGTCGTCTGGCGCGTTCGCGTTCACTTCGGTGATCTCGAGGTAGAGATCGCTCTCGAGCGTGAACGGCAGGAACTTCCGGAGCGGATTGCCCGGAAAATCGCCGCCCCAGCTTGTGAGGTCTGTCTTGTCGGTGAGGTCGAGCGTGCGCTCGATCACGCCGTGCGAGAACGGCGCCGGCGTCCAGGTGCTGTTGTTGTAAACGATCGCGTTCTCGTAGGAGGTGTAAAGGCCGAGCGTGTGGATCGCGCCGCCTGGTAGCTTCTGGTGAAACCAATAGAGGTAGGCAGGCTCTGGCAGATCCGGATTCGGCGTGACGTATTCGCTCGGGACCTCGACCACTTTCCGCCGGCAGATCGCGCGCGTCGGCGTCGAGTAATCCCACTCGATTTTTGCGTCGGCGAAGCAGACCAGCATTAGGTGACACAGTCGCGTCCGCGCGCGGTCCCACGTGTCGCTGATCGGCACGCTCGTCGTCAAGGTGCCGCCATTTATCTCGGTCAGCCGCACCGGCTCGACCGCCGGTGGATTGCCACCCTGCGCGCTGCGCACGAGCGCCAGGAACGGCCAGCCCGGATGCGTCTCGGCATACGCTGGATCCGAGAAGACGTTGCCGCCGGCGATGTGCAGCGTCGTGTCGCCGGCGTTCACATCCTGCGTCAGCTCGAGATCGTCCCGGAACGTCGGGATCATGAACGGCCGCACCGGCCCGCGCCGGTTCGCGAAGAAGTTCTCGACCGCGGCGATGATCGCGCGCGATCGACACACGAATTCCATCTCAAGCCCGCGCACGACCGGCTGCGGATAGACGCGCCGCTGTTCCTGTCGCAGGAATCCGATCGCCCGGTAGATGATGTCGACCTCCGTCGTGTCGAGCACGTCTTTCCAGTTCGGCTCGAGCGTCCAGAACGGCATCGCGGACAATTCCGGCACCGCCGGGCCGACCGTCGCGATCCCGCTCGCGAACGGGTTCAGGCGCCGCGCATACGGCGAGTCCTCGACGATTGTCAGGCCACCGGTGACCGTTCTCGGCGTGACCGATGTCAGCGTCGGCCGAGGCGAGAAGCGACCGAAGAGAAGCGGGTACACCATTGTCCCGGCCGGCCAGGCGTTCTCGGTCGGCTTGTCGAGCGTCAGCGCGTTCGCGCTGAGGTTCGTCACGACTAGGATCTCGTGACTGCCATTCGCGCCGATCGCTACCCATTCGGCGCCGTAGCGCACCGGGTGATCGGTGTTCCCCTTCGCGAGCGACGACGCGCCGGCGAGACACGGCGACGTCATCGTGATGCCGTCGTTCCAGAGCGGCACCGCGAGCGGCTCGTCTTTTAGCCTAACCAGACCCAGCCGGAACTCGGTGCTTTCCTTCACGGTCCGGAAACGCGGCGTGTATTCGAACGAGTAACGCGAGCTCTGCCCGAACGTGCGTCGCTCCTGCCGGCCGGAGAGCGCGCGGTCGATGTTAGTGAACGGCAGCGTCGGCGTCACGCGCGGCCGCACGGTGCGGTTCGGCGGTGCGAGCAGGAGCGCGATCGTCTCGTCGCTGTGCGTGAGGAACTTCATGCTCGCGCCGCTTCGCTACATTACCTGGTGCTGCCGGCCGGTGAGCGTGTCGACGATGATCGTCTGACCATCGAAGGACCTCATCGTCTCTTTGATCGCGTCTTTGATGTTCGTCACGTTGATGATCCGCACGCCTCCCATGCCGCCGCCGCTGCTCGCGGTCCTGCTCGATCCGCCGCCGCCGCTGAGACGTGTCCCGGCCGCGAAGCCAGGCATCTTCGGCACGTTGAACCGCCGCTCGCGCAATCCATCCAGGAACGAGGCGCCGAGCTGCCCGTCCCAGAATTCGACGTCTGGCGCGCTGATCACGACCTCGCCTTTCGCGAGCATCGCCGGGATCGTGTCGGTCATCGATGCCGGGCCCGCCAGACGCACACCGTCCGCGAATTTCTTGAGATCCGGCGTTTTGTTGTTGTGCCCTCCGTAGGAGCTCATCGCCTGCGCGAGGTAAGTGCCTCCCATGCCGGACGCCATCCCGCCGAACGCACCGAGACCGAAGGCGCCGGCGTTGCCGAAACCGCCGCTGCTGTTGCCGACGCCGCCGAGCGAGCCGCCACTTGTGCCGCTGCCGGCGACGCCGCGCCAGGCGCCGGTCTGGCCGTTGCTCTGGCCCCAGTAGGTCGCGATCGCGGTCTGACCAGAGCCGAGTCCCGGATTTCCTGAGTAGGTGCCGAAGCCGGTATTGCCGGCCGGCCCGAAGGCGCCCCAGCCGCCGATCCCTTCGTTGCGCACGCCGCCGCTGGTGACGGTGACGCTCCCCATGCCATTATTGCCGCTCGTGTAGACGCTCGGCCCGCGACCGGTCGTCGTGATCGTAACGCTCGGCGGCCCCTGCCACGGCCGAGTCATGCCGCCGATCGCCGTCGCGCCAGGCCAGACGCTGCCGCTGGCGCCGCCGGAGATCCCGCGGCCGCGATCCAGATTGCCCGGCAGGATCAGGTCTCCTGGCATCTGGTCGTCAGTCGGGGAATAGCCCCAGTACTCATCTTCAACGGTGAAACCTTGACCGCCGGTGCTGCTAGCTCGTGCGCCTCGAGCAAAGCCGCGAACCTTGCGCTGCACAACTTCGGGACCGCCGGCCGCGCGCACGTCCTCCGCATTCACCACGACCTCGTTTTTGTGCACGACGCCGGCAGGCTCGTCGTCGCGTCCGTAGCCGGTGAAACCGCCGCGCCGGAAGCCTCCGGAAAGTGCGGCCGCGATCGCCGCGATCGCTGCGACTGCCGCGATGCCGCCGACTACCCAGTTCGCGCCCCACGATGCCGCGCCTTCAGCCGCGGCCGCGGGCGCTGCGGAGGCGAGGACCGTCGCGTTCTTTGCGACCGACGTCGCCGCGGATTCAGTCTTCAGTGCCTCCCCGATCGTGTGCTGGAAGATCATCTGGCCGACCATCACGAGCCCCTGCTGCACGAACGACTCCGCGACCGAGATGATCGCCGCCTCCCAGTCGCCAGTGCGGAAGATCGCATCCGTCAGCAGCTGCGACGTCTGCTGGATCGCGCCGTTCAGCGTGCCGGTGATCAGGTCGGCCGCCTGGCTCGCGGCCGTTCCCATGCCGTTCACCCAGCTGACGAGGTTCGCGTGAAACTCGCCGGTGAAGTTCAGCGTCGCGAGCTCCTGCTCGACGCGCAGCGCGCCCCACGCATCGCCCGCCTCGCGCAGCGCCTGCGCTTCACGTTGCAGAACCGGGATCAGCTGCGCGCGTTGCTGGCCGGTGAGCGCAAACGGATCACTCTCGACTGCGCTGCGCTCGCTCTGGATCTCGCGCAGGAGCTCGGCCTGCTGCCGTAAAAGGTCGTTATACTCGCGCTTAGCATCGCGGTCCTCGGACTTGTTCAGTTTCTCCTGCGCCTTCTGCAGCTCGCTCACGCGGCCCTCGAGCACAACGAGCTGCTGCCCTGCTTCGAAGTATTGCTGGAACGCCGCCGGCGAAGTCTTTCGCGTCTCCTCGAGCGCCGCCATCTTCCCGCGCAGCGTGTCGATCTTCGCGGTGTAAAATTCGATCCCCTCACTCGGAGGGAGCGTCTTGAATCGCTGCCAGGTCTCCGCGGTCTCGCGCGCGCGGTCGACCATCGCGTTGCCGCCTACGAGGAGCTGCCGGAGATGCTCTTCCGCCGCTTTGCGCTGCGCGTCGGCGTTCGCCTGGTTCGGTCGCGCGCCGTGTCCTGGAATGGCCGACCACATGCTCGAGACTTTGTCGACGAGCTGCTGCTGCAGCGTGAGCTGCTGGCTGCGAAACTCCTCGAGCTTTGCCGCCGCCGCGGCGAGCTGCGGCCCGACGTTCAGGCCGAGCTTCACGACGTCGCCGAAGTTGCTGGCCGCGCTCGCGAGCTCGATCCACTTCGACACTTGTTTGTCGAGCTCGCGCGTCTGCCCCAGGATCTCGCGCTGGATCCGCACCTGCTCGTCGCCGATCTTCGTGATGATGTTGTAGAGCGCGTGGCCTACGACCGCGCCGATGCCGATCGCGTTGCCGAGGCCGATCGCTTTCGCGGCGTTCTGGTCGATCGCCTGGCCCTGCTCGCGCGTCGCTGCGACCACTTTCGTCTGCGCGGTCAGCGACGCCTCCTCGGCTGCGAGCTTCCGGCCTGCGACCTTCAGCGCATACTCGGCCGTGAGTCCATGCGTGCGCTGCAGCTCGGTTGCGCGCGCCTGCAGCGACGTTGCATTCGCGCCGGCGGTGTTCACGCTCGCCTGCGTCTTCTGCGCCTGCGCCTCGACGCTCTGCATCGCGGCGTTCACCTTCGCCGTCTCGGCGGTGTCCGCCTTCAGCTGCAGGAGGATCTTCAGGATCCGCTCGGCATTGTTAGCCATCGTAGGGTTTGCCTTCTGCCATCGCGACCAGCATGTCGCGCACGCGGTCGAGTTGCTTCTGTTCGTTAGGCGCCGCGCTCACCTGCAGGTCGATCAGTGCTTTCATGCCCAGCGCGCGTCGCTTCGCGTGATACAGCGCGATGATCTGCGGCCCGCTCATCGCTTGCACATCGGTGAACGTCAGCCCGTCGCTGAGTGCGAGGAGCTCGACGCAGAGTTCGGGGAAGCTGACGCGCTTTTCGTCAGCATCGCCTGCAGCTCTGTCATCTTCCTCTGCAGTTCCGTCATCGCCTTCTCCAGCGCCGGCGGCGTCTGCTGCTCTTTCCATTTTGCCTGGCGCTGATACCAGGCTCCGAAAAAAGGGAGGTTGATCTCGAGCCCCTTGTCCGCGACCGCGTTGTGACTCTCGGGAGTGAGCAGGTTCGCCCAGCCTGGATCGCGGCCGCAGTAGATCTCGAGCTGCCGCGCTTCGTTATTGAAGATTACCGCGTTGCCGTAGTCCGTCATCTGGTCCGCGATAACCTGGCGCACTTTTACGCGCTCCTTCGTCCCGAGAAGCGGCTGGAATTGCACCAGCCGCTTCAGGGTGATCTCGTCGAACGCATCGGCGGCGCGATAGGTCACTTCGATGACGTCGCCGCCGAGGAGCGTCGTCATTCCGACTGCGTCTGCTTTAGCCTTTGGCATTCCGGGGAGTGGTTCGGTTCAGACGCTCCGGGTTAAGCCGCGCGGCGCAGCAGTGTCGGCTGGCCGTTCAGCGAGAAGCGGAAGCTCCATTGCTTCGACTTCGTGGGATCGGTGTCGCCAGGATTCTCCGCGCTGAGCGAGCCAGGAAACGCCCACTCGTTTTTAACGACCGAGCTCTTGTTGTCGAACTCGAGGAGCTTCAGGACGCCGTCGCGGTTTAGCTTGTTGAACGCGGTGTGACTCTCGCGCGTGATCGCCGGCTTGTTGAACGTGACCGTCACCGATTCGCCGCCGGAGAGCTTCGAACTCGGCACAAACGCAAAGCGGATGAACCCTGCGGCCGCGTCGAGGAAGTAGTCGACGTCCGCCTCGAGTGTGTCTGCCGCCTGCGTCACGACTACGGCGCTGATGTTACGCGCACCGATGTCATAGGTGCCGCCGAGCGTCACGTTCGCGATGACAGTGGTCGCGCCGTTTGCCTGCGCCTGCGCAACGTCGGCGTTGCGAGTGCCGAGCAGAACGAGCGGCATGATCTGCGCGTGAAACTGCTTTCCTTTGAGCGTGTAGATCGGCGAGACGCTGACCGTCTCCTCGAACGCCTGCACGACGTTGCCCTGGATCGCGGCCATGATCTTCTCGCGCTCGATGCCGTACTCGGCTGCCGTCATATCGATCAGCCCGAAATCGACGCCGTGACTGACGCCGTCTTCAAAGAAAACGGCCTTGCCGGTGAGCCGATCGTAGCTCGCCCGGTTAGCTGTGCTGAGTGTTCCCTGTTCAATCATAATGGTGAGTTTCTAAAAGCTGCGGTGTGTCTGCGGTTAGGTGGTTGTGGTTACGGTGCTACGCGGCAGGCTGCCGCCTTTGCGGCCGTTGCCGTCATGGTCGAGCGCGTCCTTCGTGGCGGCTTTCTTCGCCGGCTTGTTCTCGCCGTCGAAGTGGAAGGTGTTCTCCTCGCCGGTCGCTGAATGCGAGGCGATCACGGTGTGTGTGCCGAGCGGCGCTTTCTCGGGATCGACGGCTTCGTTCTTGTCGTTGCGCGGTGTCAGATCGAGACGCGCAGTGCCATCCTGCAGGCGCTCGATGATCACGGCTTTCTGATTTTTGCCAGCCGCCGCCACGAATGTGACTGAGGCGCCGGCGTTGAGGATTCTGTTCATAACTGTGTGGTGTTCGTGGTGGTGGTTGTTGGTTGCTCGTTAGGCGTATTGGACGACCGAGCCGTCGTCGAAGAGTAGGGCGTCGAATTCATCCGGAAGCCGCGCCTCGAGGTCGAGCGGCGCGATCGCGGCGACGTTGTAGATCACCGGGTTCTCGTCTTTGATCAGGACGAACGGCTTCGGATCCAGGTGCATGCGGCTCATCTCCGGCGTGCCGCCATAGAGACCATGCGAAAAGCCCTGCAGCCGGCGCATGATGAAAGCGACCATCGTCAGCGCTGAGATCTTCGTGCCTTTCGCACCCTGGTTGATGAGCACGTTCTCCTGGATCTGGATCAGCACCGGCGCCTCAAGCTCGAGCGACTCCTCGCCAGGCTCGAGCATGCGTGCAGTCGGCGTGAGGATGATGCACGCGATGCCGCCAAGCTGGTTCAGCGACTTCTGCAGCATGCTCTCGAGATTCCCGACGCGCTCGGTCATGAACGAGATCCGCGCCCCTTCGTTGGCGCTCATCGGCACCGGCCAGTTTTCCGCGACGCGATCGACTGCCGGATCCGTCACCGTGAGCCGCGCGAGGATGCGGTTCTGCAACATCACGAAGTGGTCGTAGATGTCGTTAGGGCTGCTCATGCCTTCGCGCCTCCGATCTGCCGTTCCCAGAGTCGGCCGAAAGTCTCCTGGCCGGCCGTGATCGCGACGCCGGCGAGTCGATCCTCAGTCGGCAACACGGTCGGATCCGCGGCCTGCGTCACGCTCGGCTTCAGCCAGTAGACGACCGTCCCGACTGAAGACTGGACGGCTCTGTAAACGCCGTTTCGGCCGCGCTGCACCGTCGCTGCAAGTCGCTCGACGAGCGCTGCGAGATCCGGCCGGAAGTAGACGAAACGCAGATTGTTGAACGTGCGAGCTCGTGCGCCGTACGCGGCCGCGATCGCCGGGATCGTTAGCCAGTTGCCTTTCTTCGGCACGATCGTGCCGCCGAAGAAACGCTGCGCCAGCCCGACCGGTCCGTTGATTGAGATCGTGACGTCGTCGCCGGAGATCTCCGGCATCTGCACGCTCCGCGCCGCTTCCGCGTAGAATCCAGTCGACTGCGCGCCGAGACGCTGCGCCGTCTTATGGTGCACGCTGTCCTGCTCGAGATCCGTGAAGTGGTCGATCAGCTCGAGGCGCGCGGCCGCTCCCATCCCTTCGCGTGCCTGCTGCAGACCGACTGGTCCGAAAGTCTCCGCGATCGAGCGATCGACTTCGCGCAGCTCGTCGGTGTTGATCGAGAGAGAAGCACTCATCGCGATGTCAGCACTCCGTCGAGAATGTCGTAGTCCGGGCCGAGGGATTCGAGCAGCGCCTGCAGCAGCGCCTCGCTGCGCACCTGCGCCGGAAAGCGCAGGTCGTCGTTGAATCCTTTCGACTGCGGCGAGATCTGCGTGTCGCGGTCGATGATGCCGAGCCGCATCGCTTCCTTGCGGCTGACGCCCTTCACCCACATGCCGCTATTAAAAGCGAAGGGAGGGTAGGGATTGCCGAGCGAGTCGTTCCACATCGTGCCGAGGCGGATCCAGACCTGGTCGTCTTTCCGCGCGATCATGCGGCCGATCGGTTGCCCGTTGCGGTCGACGTCCTGGTAGATCGTGCCGCCGGCGTCGGTCCATCGCTGCGGCCAGCCGATCGTGCTCTTTGTGCTGCCGCGCTCGACGCGGCGCCGCTGCAGTCGGAAGAGCTCCTGCGCCGGGAACGCGTCGAGCCCGCCTGGCGTCTGGCCCTGGATCCATTGCCCGTAGCCTTGCGCCATCTGCGCGTTCGTCCGGATGATCAGCTGCAGGCGCTCGTGACTCGAGAGATCTCGGATCGTGCCGGCATCTTCGCGCGTCGGCTCGTAGCCGATGTCGTGCAGGATATTGAGCAGCCGGAGCTCGGCCGTTGCCGGGTCGATCTGGCCGGCTATCGCCAGGCGCGTGACCTCGTCGATCTCGTCCAGAAAACGCGCGTTCGTCACTCTGGCCGAGAACGTCGCGCGATCGATGAAGTCCTGCACCAGCGCGTCGCGGATGTCCGCGCTCGAGAGCGTCGTCGGCAGGATCGAGCGCACGTCACGCGACTCGACCGCAGCCGCAAACGGCAGCGGCCGCGAGAATGCGATCGCGTTCGTTGTCAGCGCAGCCACCGCGAAGGCGATGCGTTTTGTGCGAGAGAAGATCATCGCTTTCCCTCCTGCGACCGCCGTAAACTCCTCGAGCAAACAACCGCCCAAGTCAGGACGAGCAGCCCGACCGCCGCACACGCCCACAAGTTGATGTCGCCGAAACTTATCGAGACCGTCTCGTTCTGGACTGGCGTACTTGCTGTCTCGCTCACAGCGTTGGCAGCGCTATGCGGTCTGCTGTTCAAGTACTTCTCGGGACTGGATGCCAAGATCAAGGCTGACGCGCTCGATCGGTACAAGCAGTCGACCGGTGCCGCGATTGCGACGTCCCAAGAACATGCAGCGAGAGCTGACGCGATCGCAGCTAAGGCGAACGAACGCGCGGCAGGGCTGGAGAAGCAGGCAGCCGAAGCACGGCTCGAGCTCGAGCGAATCAGGGCACGCGAGCACAACAGGACGTTGACGGAGGCCGAGAAGAAGGCGATCGCGACCGCCTTCGCTGATGCGCCCACGCATATTGTGGTGCGCATCTCTTCCAGCAACGACGACGAGAGTAGTCGACTCGCGGAGGAGTGGCTGCAATTCATCCGGTCGCTCATCGGCGATCGCAACGAGATCAGAGGCGGCCGCATGATGAGCAGCCTGAACATGCCGGACCGCCCGCCAGGCGTATCGCTCGCGGCGCGCGACGACGATCCCGCTTCGCTCACGATTGTCGCGCGGCTTGCGGCGCTACTTGTCCCACTCGGGCACCCAGAGAAGAGGTTCCCCGGCCCGTACTCGAGCGGCAGCTCGATCGAGATCTCGATCGGCGCAAAGCCCCCTCGGTGACAAACCGTCATTGGCGCGGCTCCCGTTGCTGTCCATCGGGGCAGATGAAGAACGCGATCGCGATCGCGAGGTTGATCGCGAGCCCCGGCATGTCGTAGATGCCGCCGGTCCGCGCGAAATACATACCGTTGACGAACAGCGTCACCGCGAGCACGCAGAGCCCTGCGAGCGTTGTCTTCCATTCCGTCCGCAAGCTGCGGAACGAGACACGAGCAACACGAGGCAGACGATGAGCTCCACGCGATGAGGATTTTGAAGAGCGTGATCATTGCGTCAGTTCTGTTCGATGAGCGTGTAATCGAACGTCCCCGCATCGAGTGCGTTCGAGCTGTTGACGACGAAGCTCGCGCCGGCCGTGACGGTGCCGACTGTGAGCGCGCCCACGTTTGAGGTGCTGCGGCTCGTGAGCACGAAGCGCGTGTTCGTCGTGACGCTCGTGTTACTCACTGTGGCTGTGCCGCCGCTAAGCGTGGCCTGGCCGATGCGTGCATTCGTGCCGCCTTTCACCTGCACGCCACCGTTGACCGCCAGGTTGTTCGCCAGCGTCGCATTGCCGTCCGCCGTGAACCGCATGGTCTCTGTGCCGCCGACGAGCAGCGAAACGTCCCTGCTGGCGCCGCTGCCGCCTTTCTCCGTGCCGAAGAAGGCATTCGTGCCGAGACCGAGATATTGATTAAAGCCGAAGGTGAACTTCTCGAGTTCGCCGGGCTCGACATGCTGTCGGTCGTGCGGAAGACCTCGACGACGGCGGTGTTATTATCGGTGCGGCCCGCGATGCGCGCGCCGGCCGGACCCGAAGCCGGACGCATGAAGAACGACGGGATGCCGCCCGTAAGAGAGAGCGACGCGGCCGTGATCGAATCAGCTACCGTGAGCGCGCCGGTCTTGCTCAAGCTCGCGAGCAGCGCGGCGCCGTTGTAAACCTCAAACGGATTGCCGCATACTGACTCGCCGCATCGATCTTGATGCCGACGCCGGCAAGCGGTGCGAACACCCATTGCCCGTATTGATCCATCGTCGCCAGGTTCGGGCGTAACCGCCGTCGAGTATTTCGCGCCGAAACCGATTTTGGCTGATGCGTTCAGGTAGTCGACCCATAGGTCAAGACCGCCGGGATTGGACGCTGCGCCGTTCGAGTTCGCGCGCAGATAAGCACCGTTCCCTTCGACCCGTCGCCGCCGCCAACAATGACGAAGCCGTTCGTGTTGCCGGAATGATGCCAGCCCCACTCGCGAAACGAACGTCGGCCGGCAAACTGAGAAGCGACCAACCGCTCGCTAGGTCGAGCGGCCGTCCCGCGCCGGATGCGTTGAGCAGATAAGAGACGCCGTCGCTTTCCGAGAGAGACGTGTTCCCTATCGTTAGACCACCGGGATTCACATAAAAGTGCGGCGTCCCGAGCAGGCCCGCGATCGAGAACGACGTGGCGCGCAGGTCCATCGTGGCTGTGGCTTCCAGCAGCGTGGCTCGCGGGACGAAAGTCAGAAAAAGAAAACGGGGAGCACCCGGTTGTCCGTCGCCGCGGTTTGGATGATAGCCCTCCAGGATCTCTTCCAGGTAATGCGCGCCATTCGTACGAAGCGCGGCTCAGTGGACCAGTGGATACCTGGTTTGGTCGGGTCTACACGTCCGTTGGCATGAAGCCCCTCTTGACCGGGTTATTCCACGTGCGGGATCGGTGTCGTTTTCATCGTTCTCCATGAACACCTGATACGGCATGACGCCGGGGTCACCGTTCGCTGGCGGGTTGATCTCGAGGAAATTGAGCGGCCCGGTGGCGTTGAAGGTGATCTTGCCATTCGCCAGCGCGATGCTCGTGGCGGTCGCGTCCCCGATGTTCGGCGTCGCCAGTTGCAGTGACGCGGCCAGCTTCGCGGTTGTGATCGCGCCGTTGTCGATCGTGAGGGTGGCGCCGCTCCCCGAAACGGTAACGTCGCCTTTGTCGCCGTCCGCAATGCCGCCCGCGGCAATCCACGAGCGCACACCGCCGGTTGTCGATGAAAGCACGTGGCCGCTCGTTGCCGGATTGCCGAGCGCTCCTTCTTTCGTCGCCAGCGCCGCGGCTTGCGCCGAACTCACCGGCTTCGCCGCATCGCTCGTATTGTCCACGTTCCCGAGCCCGAGCGAGCTCTTCGTCACTTCCGGCACGAGCTCGAGCAGATCGTCGATCGTCACTTTCCGCGGGGATCCGTCTGCCTGGACGATCGCGAAGACGTCCGTCCCTGATGGCACCGGCTTCGTGGCGAGCTCTGAGATCTTCTGCTGGCGCTGTTGTGCACTGGCGCTGCAAAGCGTCAGCGCGATCGCTGCAGTGATGATGCAAATGCGGTTCGTCATGAGTGGCTAGAGATTGCGCATCGTGTCGCGCGTGTTTTGCCTCGGCCGGCAGCCGATCGCCTCGACCTTCGGCGCGCCGCTCTGCACTTCGGGACTACTCTCCGGATCCAGCGGCACTTCGATCGGCACTTCGCCGGCCGCGATGCGCTGCAAGTAGGCGAGGTCATCGCGGTGATCGATCTTGTCCTGGTCAGTAGGCTCGAGCGACGAGCCCGCGGTCGCGTTCAGCCGGCCGCGCAGATCCCACGTGATCAGGCGAGCTACGAGATCCTCGAGCGAAGGCGGGATCGAGTGCGGCGTCGCGCTCACCTGGTATTTGCCGGACGCCTGGATCTCGGCGCGGATTCGATCGCAGACGGTCGCGATCTTCCGCGGCACCGGATCCGTCTGGTCCTCGCCGAGCGCGGCGCCTTGGTACGCGTCGATGAGCGCAGACGCTTTCGTGTCGCGGAGTTTGTCGGTGGTGAGTGTGATCCAGGCAGGCATCGGGTTTGTCTGTTCAGGAGAGCGCCGGCCGCAACCGACGCTCGTGTTGAAGAGACGCGAGCGGCTTACTGCTGCGCTGCGCCGGCGTCCTGCTGCTGAGTGCCGTCCGTCTTCTCGACCGTTTTGGTCGTCTCGACTTTCTCCGGCTGGCCAGGCGTGCGCGTGGTCTGGGTCGTCTCTTTGATTGCGCCAGGATTAGCTGCGGCTCCGGCGTCGCCTTGATTCTGATTCGGGTTCATGATGTGTCTCCTTTTGGTTGGTGTGGCGTTTCCGCCTTTCGACCGTTCAACCCGCAGGCGCTTGCGCACCTGCGGGTGATTCGGATGCTCGCCAGGCCAGCGAGCTACCTATTCCCCCCGGAACTCGTTAGACGTCAGAGATGGTGAGGGTCCGCACGCCGAGCGTGGTCGCGCAGAATTCGGTCTCGTAGGTCTCGACCGTGATCTCCCAGAACTTCACGCCGATCTGGCGCACGTAGACCGCATAGCGGCCGCCCTGCTGCGTCGTGCCGATCGCCGTCTTGAAGTTGCTCGGATCTTCGCCGCTCATGCCATAGGCGCTGAACAAGATGATCTTGCTGCCGACGATCTGCGCTTTGCTCGCGCCGTTCTGGACGCGGGACTCGTCGACCAGCGCCTGCAGGCCGGCCTTCGCGCTCGCTTCCTCCGGGCTCAGCATGCGGCCAGCCATCGCCTTCGCGGTGTTGGTCGCGCCATAGGTCGCGAAGCGGAGGAGCTTCGCAGCCTGGCCCCAGAGCGCGCGGTTCGGCGAGATGCCGCTCGAGTCGCCGGCGGCCTTCGTCTGTTTCGCGATGTCGAGATCCGGATCCGCTCCACCGGCGGCGTCCCACGTCAGCGCGGCGGCGGCGCCAGCTGCAAGAGCAAGCGCGTATTTACGCCGGAAGGCGTTGCGCTTCAGCCGCTGCATCAGACGGCCGGTGTAGAGCTGCTGCCAGTTCGGCATGCGGCGCACGCGATCGTAATCGACGACCATGCGGAGACCGCGATTCGGGATCTCGCGCTGCGTTTTGCTCTGGGTGTAGTCGACCGTCTTGAAGTCCGCGCCGATCGGCCGCAGATCATCCGGTGCTTCGTCGCTGAGAAACGCCTCCGCGTTCGGGTATTCGAAGTGCTCGTAGAGCTCGCCGCCAGGCATAAGCGACGGAGCGATGAATTCGCTCGCTGCGTCGTAGCCGTGCGGATCGGTCCATCCGACCGCGTAGCCAGTCATCGCCTCAGACAGATGCGTCGAGTCGAAGAGTGAGGCGTTCGCCGTCGTCAGGAGACCGTGCCGCAGCTGCGCGTTCGGATCGTAATCCGGCAGGCGTGCGCCAGCCAGGACCGCGCGCACTTCGGCTGCATTCGCCGTACGGAGATCCGCACGGTTCGCCGTGCAGAAGTCTGAGCGGAGACCGTTGCAGAACTGTGCCGCGATGACCCGGAGCACGAAGAGCGCTCGTTTCACCTGCAGAGAGACCCTCTCGAGCGGGTCGCGCATCACTTCGACGATGTAGCGTTTGAAGGCGCCGAGGCTGCGGTAGCACTTCGGCAGATACGCGCAGGCCGCGAAAGCAAGAGCGATCGCGAAGATGCTCTGCGTCCAGCGGTCGGCTGGGACGGATGCGATGTAGGCGAAGGCCGCGATCGGTGCGTCAGAAGATTTGAGGTAAACAAACGAGCCAGGCGCCGGTGCCGATTGCTCGGTGCTGGCGACGGACTGTTCCGACAGAGACGGTGGTGTGAGTTCCGCTCGAGTGCTGGTCGAGCTGAACGCCAGCGCCGTGATTGCGATGCTGAGTGTGAGTAGTGATTTCATTTTTGTGAGTGACTGGGAGTCGTTAGGGCTGGTTGTGACGCTGTGCGGATTTAGCGGTCGTTGACTTCGAGGATGTCGTTGTCAGCCGCGGCCGCGGTGAGCGAGATGCCGACTTCGACAGTGCCCGCAGCGGCGATCTTGCCACCTGCAGCGGCATACACCCGCACGCCTGCGCCGATGGCGCCGCTCGCGACCATCTTCTTGGACGGTCCTTTGCCGAGGAGGTTGACGTGCACGCGCTTTTCAGCGGCGCTCGCTTCATCGTCGACAGTGCCGAGTGGCACGTCGCCGGCGCCGCAGAGGGCGATGTGATCGGCGTCGCTGCCTTTTTTCACGAGCAGGTAGCGCGTAGGGATCGCGGCGTCGGTATAGCGACCGATCGCCTTTTCATGCGTGCCGACAGTGCCTTCGACGTTCGCGGTGGAGAACGGCCGGCGCAGTCCGGTGAGGACCAGCGCAGCGGCCGAGACGAGTGCAATTTTTAGATGCTTCATAGTGTTGATGCTTCAGGGCTTCAGCTTTGCGGCTGCGCTCCTTACTTTTTGCCTCCGTCGTTGTTGAGGCTGTCCGCCTCGGTCTTCTCGGTGAGCGCAACCTCGACGGCTTGCGCCGGCGAGAGACCAGCGCGAATGCGCCAGCCGACGTCTTCCATCTTCACGCCGGCGCCTTTGATCAGGAGCTGCGTGGTGTGATCGGTGCCGGGCTCGATCGCGACCGGCGAAGCGGTGCGCAGACGTGCGAGCTCGTCATCTTGTGCCGCGATCCGCTGCTCGAGGAGAGCAATGCGGTCGCTGTTTGTTTTCGGCTTTTCCTCGGTTGGAGGCGCGTCGGTCGCGGCCGCGTTAGCGGTGCTGAAGCCGATCGGCCGCGCAAAGGCGACGGCAATCGCACTCAGCAGCGCGAGTTTGATTCGAATCATAAGTTTTTCTCCTGGTGGTATGCTGGTTGGTTTTGGTGGTGGTGGTGGTCCCTCGTTAGGCAGCTGCTGCCGGTGCCGGCTTCATTGCCGCGAAGAGTTGCGCGTAGGCCGGATCCGCCTGGACCTTTGCGAACGCGGTGTCGCGATCGCACTTGTCGTCAGACATCCGCTTCGTCACCGCGGACTCGAGCGCCGTCTGGCGAGCGTTCGCGGTCGAGAGGTCGACGCGGTTGCCGTTGATCTCGAGCGATCTCGTGTTGATCTCAGGTTTCTTGCTCTTCAGCTCGGTGATCACCGTGGCGCTGTCAGCGATGTTCGCGGTGAACTTCGTCCGGATCTCGCCGCGCTGAGCTGGCGTGAACTTGCCGGCCGCTTCGAACAGATCCAGGACGCCATCGATCAGGATGCCGTTCGCGGTCTCGAGCGTAGTCACTCGGCCGTTCGCGGTGCTGAGCTGTGTCTCCAACGTCTGCTTTGCAGCGTTGGCCGTGGTGAGGCTGTCGGTCGCGGTGTTCGCGGTGCTTTGCAGCGTCGCGATCGCGCCGGTGATTTGCTCGTCCGTGGCGTCTGCCCCGAGGCCGAGCTGTGCGATCAATTTCTTACGATCCATAGTGTTTGAGGTTTGGTTTTCTTCTGCTGTTGCCTCGGGTGAGGCGTTTTGTGTCCACGCTGGGACGGAAGCGATGTTCGGAGTCGGTACGAGACCGATGGACTCCAGGAGCGCAGGGAAGACGCGGCGCTCCGCGTCTGGCGGGTTGTGCCAGAAGATCGGGGACGGAAAGAGCGGGCCCCGCGTGCGGCGTTCCATGCCTTTCGCGTTCCAGGTGATCTTCCCCTCGAGCGCGTTCTCAGTGACGCGAAGGTCGGTGACCTCGCAGAGCAGGCGCTCGACCGGCCAGCGGTTTTTGTCTGTCTCCGGGTGACCGTCCCAGCCAGGCGCGCCGTTCGACGTCGACGTCAGCCGGTGCCACTTATTTTTGAACCAGCGCGCCGCGGTGCCAGGGATCGAGTTCCAGGTGCGCAGGACCTCGTCGGCTTCGGCTTTGCCGAACATCTGCGTGTAGCTGCGGTCCGGCGAAGGGAACTCGCCGAACGGACAGATGACGAACCACTCGTCGTTGTTGATCGCGGAGACGTCCGGCGCGTTCGCGGAGATCATCGCCGAGAGGCGCATCTCCGCGCTGTTCGCAGTGCGGTAGTCGTCGATCGTGCGCGGCGTCGGGAACAGAGAGTCGAGGTTGAAGAGTTTCATCGTGCGGTGACTGCGAGTTCGGGGGTTGGTGTTGCCGGGGAGAGTGACGCGCCGCGCTGCATCGCTGTTTTCATCAGCTCGACCAGGACCGGCACGGTTTTCGGTGCTCGGTTGATCTCCTTCAGCAGCTCTGGAAGCAGCCCGCGCAGCGCCTGCATGTTCTGGATCTGCAGCGCGGCGTTCGGTGATCCGACGACGTGTTCCATCGCTATGCGGAGCGGCTGCAGGTCGTCTGCAAAGGCTTTGCGGAAGTCAGAGACGTACGGATCGAGGAACGCCTCGAGATCCGGATCCGCGGCCGCGTTCTCGGTCGATTGCGCGTTTTTGTCGGTGCGCTCTTCGCGGGCTGGTTTGCCGCCTGGTCGATCCGGATCCTCGTCGATCGTCTCCGCACCAGGCGCCGGTCCTTTGATCGCCGGCTGCAGGATCTCTTCATCCTTCTCGGCTTTCGGCACGAGCTGCACGCCGAGGCGCTCGGCCGTGTCTGGTAGTGAGACGCGCGCGCCGCGATCCGCCAGGAAGCCGGCGCTCTCGCGCAGCTGCGCGACGTCGTCTTTGTCGAGCTCCGGCAGTCCGAAGTAGGCGAGCGGCTGCACATCCTCGCCGAAGCAGAAGCGGATCACCGTGCGATCGATGAACTCCTGACAGGTCCCGGCGATCCGCCGGCAAGCGCCGCGCAGCATTGCGTCGCCTTCGTCTTCCTGCAGGCTCGCGCCGGTCGGGTTCTCGCCGCGGCCGCCGCGCGACATCATCGAGAGATCGTTCCCGCGATACATCGACGAGAGCTTCCGGTCCTGGCGGTCGATGAACTTTTCAAAGATCTCGACGGAAGCGGTGCCGGTCGGTCCGAGGAGCGCGATCGGCGGCTTGCTCGCGTCGCCGGCGAACTCGGTGATCAGGATCGCCTGGTCCGAGTTGAAGTTCTCGAGGACGGCGCGCAGCGATCGCGCCTGACTGCTGTTCTCGTCGCCTGGCGTCGTGCCGACGACTTTGTTCTGCGCGTACCGTTCGTTGAAGATCGTCCAGTCCTGGAACGTCAGCCGCTTGAACGTGTAGCAGATCGACGCGGCAAACATGAGCCCGCGTCCGGCGGTCACCATCCATTCGCCGCTTTCCCAGTCGAGCTCGACGCCATCGACGCCGAAGCCGCCGTCCTTCAGGAAGCGCAGCTGGCCGGTTGTGTTCTCGAAGAACCAGAGCGGGACATACTCGAGCGTCGCCGTGAGCGCCGGCACCGGATCCGCGCCGTCGACGTCGATCATCTTCCCTGGCTGCGGCCGCCAGACGAGATGGTGCACCGCGTACTTGAAAGAGTCCGCCTGCATCATCTGCTCGATGAGCTTGTCGCGGCCGCCGCGCTCGTTCCGATCGAAGGCATCGGTCGCGGTGAGGTTGTTGTAGAAGTACTCGAGCGCCGCGACGTGCCGCGCTGCTTCCTTCTCGTCGGCGCCTTTCACGGGGAAGATTCCCCAGTCTCTCGAGGCCACCTCGTTCTCGAGCTGCGGCTTCACCGTTACCAGCGTGTCGTCGCGCCGGCACATCGCGTCCCAGAGCAGCGCCGCCATCCGGAGCATGCCGGTGTCGAACTGGTCGAGCGCGACGCCGAGCGACTGCGGGTCGAGCATCGGGAGCGGGTTCACCCGCATCATCCGGAGCATCTTCACGCTGTCTGCGTCGAAGAGTGGTTCGGTCTTCGGCGGCGCAGTCGGACCGGCGCCGCGGCCGTTTAGGCGATTCGCAGCCTCCGCTATCATCGGGACCTCCGAAAATTCGGCCAAAATGACGAATGCAACGGCTCTGCATCCTTCGCGGACGAGCCGGGAGCACCACTGACAGGCCGGAAAACGACTACGGGGCGTACAGCGCGTCGGCTCATACCATGCCGGCGATGCGCCGGCCGCCCTCCGTGTTGCGCCGCGTGATCGCGCGATCACTCGCGCCGATCGACACGCCGCGGCTCGTCGACGCGACCGCGCCGTCACCGACTGCGCGCACTGCCAGCGCCAACGCCGTGCAGCGATCGCTGTGACCGTTCTTCGTCCGCGGCGACCAGTAGTTATATTCGCCGTTTGTGATCACCTGCTGCATCTCGTGCAGGTCCTCGCGGATCGTGGTCGAGACCGGGATCCGGAGCTTCGTCGGTGCCTCGAACGTCCGGCGCAGCTTTGGAAAGAGCTCGCGTTTAAAGCCAGTGGTAAAGGTGCAGAGCTCGACCTTTCCGAAGCGATGCTTCGCCGGATCCCACTCGCCGTGCGCCCGTGCCAGGTAATCGCCGAGGCCGATGCCGGGCCCGGTGTAATCAAAGCAGACGCGGTTCGCCGAAGCGATGCGATCGCGCAGGATCTGTTCCTGGTCCGGGCTCGAGATCGCCTTCAGCACCAGGACTTCGCGCGTCCAGAGAATGTCGCCGACTCGCTGCAGCGTCCAGCAGACGGTCGGATCGGTCGTGCGGCCAAAGTCGACGCCGAGATAGGTCTGGCCGGTCATGCGGCCGTTCGCCAGGTCCCACGTCTCGGAAGCGTCGAAACTCTCCGCGAGTTGGATCACGTCGTAAGGCAGCAGCACGTTGCTGCCGTCCAGGAAGCGGCAGAAGAGCTCCTGCGCGACGCCTTCCGGATCGTCCATCGCTTCGATCAGCGCCGCGGCGTCGACCGGCAATCCCATCAGCACCGCGTGGTAAATCGTGACGAAGTGCTTACTCCACGACATCAGCTCGCCGGCTGGTCGGTTCCAGATCCGGCGGTCCATCGCGCTCCCGGCGCCGTTCGGCGTGGTGACGACGCGGATCTTCTTTTCACCGCCGCGCAGCGGGTTCGTGATCGACGGCAGGATCGCGCGCCAGGTGTCGTTCGGGTTCTCGAAGAAGTCGAACTCCGTGAGGAAGACGTTCGTCGAGCGGCCGCGGACCGTGTCCGGCTTCCCTGGCACCGCGCTGATCCTGGCGCCGTTCGCGAAGGTGATCTCCGCGCTCTTCAGCAACGTCTCGGAGCTCGAGCCTTCGCGCTGCTCTTCGTAGTTCGCGATCGCGAGGTCGTACGCGGCCGCCCACTCCTTCGCCTTGTCTAACGAGTCATGCGACTGGCGCTCGGACGGAGCTGCGACCATCCATTCCGTCTTCGGCGTGCGCAGGCAATCCTCGACCGCTTCGCCTTCACCAGTGAAGTCTTTGCCGGTCTGGCGCGACCAGAGCGCAGCCTTAAAGCGGCTGCGGTCGTGGTGGTAGGCAAACTGATACTCGAGGTAGAGCGAGCGCGGGTCGTCCTTCGGGTAGGGATTCTTCCAGCCGTTGACGTTCACGCCGAGCTCGTGCGACGCGACGCGACTCTCGAGCTCCTCGAACGGCACGTCGCGCAGTCCGGCGCCGGCGGTGCTCTTCGCCTCCTCGATCCGGGCGCGCAGCGCCTCGAGTCCTTCGCTCTGCGAGAGGGAATCCATCCCTACATCCCAAACATCTGCTTCATCCGCTGCTCTCGTTCCGCAGCAGAAAGCGACTCGTCGGTGAGCGTCTCTTTGCCCTTCTTCTCGAGCAGCTCGAGCCGGCGCAGTTTGATGTCGATGTCGGACTTCTTCAGCGCCTGGTCGCGCGCTTTCAGGACTAACGAGAAGATCGCTTTGACCTCCTTCGGATCCACCATCGGGTTCTGTGCGAGCTCGAACGCCTTCTGCTCGAGCGCGTCGATCGTCTGCTGGCTGAACTCGCCCGGCGCACGCTTCAGCTCCTCGCCGATCTCCTGCGCTAATCCCACCGCGAGCCGGCGCCGCTCCAGCACGTACGCTCCCACATAGCTCTGATAGAAGGACGAGAGCGCAGAGCCCGACGTGGAAACGTTGAACTCGTCGAACACGAGTTTCTTCACCCGCTCGTACGAAAGCCCTGGTGTCAGCAGCCATTCGCAGAGCTGGCGCTGCTGGTCCATGTCCAGCGCGTCGAGCTTCGAATCGGATCGTGGTTTTTTCATTCATCACACCAGCTCCGCGAGCCGGCCGCGGCCGTTGTCAGTGATCTTCCATTTGCGCCCGTCTTCCGTGTTCACGCTCGCGATGCGGCGCTTCTCTTCGCTCTCCTGCAGGAGCTGGCGGAAGTCGGTGAGCGTAAGCGGCTCGGAGAGTCGCAGGTTCAGTTCTGCGAACAGCGTCTGCTCCGGCATCACGTAGCTGCCGATATTGTTCAGCGCGTGCAGGAGCGCGGTCTTCGCAGCAGTGAGGGTCGCGTCAGTCATTTTGTAGAGCGCTTTTACGGAGAGTGTTTGCGCGGCCCTTCCCAGGCGCCGCGGATTGCCTCGAGCATGCCGCGCATCCCGGCCGTGGCTTCGACGAGCAGGTTGATCCGGTCGTGGATCCCTTCGCGCCCGCTCTCGACGGAGATCCGCATCGCGTTGACGTCGCCGCGCAGATCGTGCACTGCCCTGTGCACATAGGCGGACATCTCCTTCACTCGCGCGTCGAGATCGCGCTCAAGCTTCCCGAGGCAGCGCTCGAGCTCCTCGCGGTTAATCAATCCCGGCAGCTGGATCTCGATCGCGCGGATCTGTTCTTGCGTGGCAAACGATCCGAGACGCTCGATCAGCCTCTCGACCTTCTCGTTCGGCGCGAGCCCTGCGAGCGAGTGCTTCAGATCGGCGAGCACCTGCTTTTGCGATCGCAGGTCGTCATCGAGCCCTGGCTTCCGGCCATAGTTCTCCTGCCAGAGCTTCCGCGCCTGCAGCGCGAGAACGAAAAGCGAGAGGAGGACAGCGACGATCGCGAGCCATTTCAGCAGGTCGCCACCATCTAAGATTTGCCACTGAGCTAGATAAAAAAGCATCGTTGCTCCCTTCATTGCGTCGCCTGGAAGTGCATGGCATCGCGGCCCCAGAACGCGCCCGCCGGCAGCCAGCCCTCGCGCGCAAAACACTCCATGACCTCGATCGGCATCACGGCCGCCACCGGCCAGCTGATGCGGTTGCCGTTGCGGCCCGCATCGAGATCGATCGCTGCGCCGCGCGCGTGCAGGCTCGGCAGGCTGCCTCCACGCATCTTGCGATTGTTGAAGCAGCCGTCGTAGCGCTGCACGATGTCCGGCCGGCGCGCATACGCTTCAGTGAGCGCGCGGACTAACGAGTCAGCCACTTTGCGATGGCAGCGGATCGTCTTGATCAGCTTGCCGTCATACTTCATCGGCACTGGCGCCGGCACATTCACGAGCTGCGATTCATCGCCGGCCGCGCCGTAGAACTTCGTCAGCGATGCCTGGTCGCTTTTCGGCCAGGGATTTGGCGTCGGCATGAGTGAGCGGAGATACCGCTGGCACTGCGCGATCGACCCTGGACCCCAGAAGCCATCCGGCGTGGCGCCGATGCGCTTCTGCAGCGCAACGATATCGATGCGTTTGCTCGCGGGATTCATCACGAAGTCGCCAGCGAAAGGGCAGGGGCTTTGCCGCCGTCGAAAGCACGCGCCGCGGGCTTGTAGTTGATGTCCTGCGTGACACGCAGCTCGTTAGCCGAGACGCGCGTCACGAAGCCCGCGAGCTCGGCTTCGACGTGCGCCATCCGCTTCGCAGCGTTCGGCCCTTTGAACCGCAGGATCTCGCCCTTCGGGTGAAACATAGGAAGAGCCCTCTTACTTACGCGCCAGTCCGGAGCTCTTGCGCGGCGGCGTGTGTTCGCCGGTCACGGGATCCACTTCGTAAACTGTGGGGTCGCCCTCGCACTTCACGAAGTTGGTGCACTCGATGCCGCCGCTCGGGCTCGGCTTCGGACCGAAATTCGGCATCCCGTTCTCGTCGAGCTTCCGCGACGTCTCTGGCCTATCGGTCACGCGGTTGCTCCAGTGTTCCGGGTCCGTGTTGGCCGGTGGTAATCCATCTGCACCCGGCGCAACCGCTGGCGCGGTCTCGAGCGCCGTTGCGGCCGTCTCGAGGAAGTTGTTCGCTGCAGCTGGCGTCTGCGGGTTCGCAGCACGGAACTGTGCGACGATCGAATCAGCGAGCTCGATCCAGTGGCTCTTATTCGCCGTGAACTCGAGCAGCCGTTCCTTCAGCTGTTCGGCAGTCGGCAGCGTGCCGTAGAACGAGCGCATCGCGACCGCGGCGGAATACATCAGGTCCTGCTTCGCCTTCAGGTCATCAGCCGAGACGTTCTTCGTCAGGACCTGACTCACAGCGGCCGAGAGGATCTGGTTGAACGCGCCGCGCACCGCGACCTTCTGGTCCGGAGTGAGCTTGTTGTATTGCGCACAACCGGCGCCTTGAAGAGCAAGCGCTGCGATTGCCGCTGCAGCTATAAGAGCGCGCAGCTTGCTGTAAGCATGCGGTGGCAGTGGTCCGCCTGCTGCAGCAGTCTCCTCCTTCGCGGTGAACCGACGCGCGGCTTCACCGGCGACGTCGTCTTTCAGGTCCGGATCCGTCGCGACGGTGATCGCGATCTGGCGGACTGCTGTCTTGATTCCGGCGCGGAGCGTGAGGCCAAAGATCGAGGCGAGAGCGCCCCAGATCTCGGACTCGTTAGTCCACCAGCCGAAGTGAATGCCGATCGCGTAGACCAGTCCGGCCAACGCAATGAGATAAGACTTTTTTCCCTGGAGCGGGCCGAGTAGCGTCTGCATGCGA